AACCAGTAGAAAAGGACGTCGTCATGGAAAAGCTTCTTGCCATGTTGCAGCGCGAGTTTCGCGCCTTCCGCGAGCAGGCCGAGGACCGCATCAAGACCCTTGAGCGCAGCCTTCGCCTCGAGTCGCCAGAACCTGTCGTGGTGCCGGTCGAGCCCGAGACGCAGGCACCAGCCGCGCCCGCAGCCCCAGCTACCCCGCCGGCCACCCCGGCAGCTCCGGCTGCACCGGCTACACCAGCTGCGCCGGCCACCCCTGCGGCCGCAGACGCCACCGCCGGCACCGCCGATCCGGCCGCCGCTGCGAAGGCTGCAAAGGGCAGCGCGTAAGCCTATGGTCAAGCTCACGGGCGGCGACAAGCTCGCCGCCAAGCTTGCCGAGATATCGCGAAACCTCCAGAAGGCCGTATCCGTCGAGATCGGCTTCCTGGAGGATGCCACCTATCCGGACGGCACGCCCGTTGCACTGGTCGCCGCGGTGAATGAGTTCGGCTCGGCCGACACGCCACCGCGCCCGTTCTTCCGTGGCATGATCGCCGACAAGAGCTCCGAATGGCCTGATGCCGTTGGCAACCTTCTCGTCGCCAACGACTACGACGCGGACAAGACGCTGGGGCAGACCGGAGCGGCCATCAAGGGCCAGTTGCAGGCGGCGATCGTCGCCTATGTCGGCCCGACCCTGAAACCCGCCACCATCGCCCGCAAGGGCAACGACAAGCAGCTTGTGGACACGGGCCACATGCTCGCCTCGGTTGACTATGCCGTGAAGAAATAGCCCGGCACATCATTTCAAGGAGATCCTGACAATGCGTCTTGCAATCTGGGACAGCCAGCGCGGCACGGTAAATGCCAACGTCGCGCTGTTGAACAACTCTGTGCCAGCGGCGGTCACCGTCTCTGGCTTGCTGACAGCGGCCCAACTGCTCGCCGGCATCATCACCATCACCCAGGGCGGTGGCGCTCCCTCGGCGCAGCAGCTGCCGACCGGTGCCGCCCTCCAGGCCGCGCTGCCCGCCAACTTCGCCATCAACGACACGTTCGACGTCTCGGTGATCAACGCCTCCGTCGTCGATGCCGAGGATGCGACTGTCACCACCAACACCGGCATGACGCTGATCGGCTCGATGGACTTCCCGGCCCATAGCGGTCCGACCATCCCGTCGAGCGGCATCCTGCGCTTCCAGAGCACCGCGCCGAACACCTTCTCGGTCTACCGCGTCGGCTGATCGAAAATGAACCTGCACGGGATCGTTTCGGCCGCGATTGCGACGGTGAACCCGTTCGTGACCGCCACGCTCAAACGGTCCACTGGCTACACGACTGCTGCCGACGGTACGCGCACGCCAAGCTATGTCGACATGCCTGGTATATCAGTGCAGGTGCAGGCCCTCGGCTATAGCGACCTGCAGCAGCTCGACGGCTTGAACATCCAGGGCGTGCGGCGCGCCGTCTACCTCAACGGGCAGGCCTTGGCCGTGATGCGCCCGCTGCAAACAGGCGGCGATCTCTTCCTCTTCCCGGCCGGCACTTTGCCGGAGGGAAACACCTGGCTCGTCGCCCATGTGCTGGAGGAATGGCCTGACTGGTACAAGGTCGCGATAACCCTACAAATGGATGGAGCGTGACGTCTGATGAGCGGCCCGGTACCGAGCCAGTCAACCATTCAAACGGTTCTGCGCGGCTTTCTCCTGAAATATCTGCCGGCTGGCGTCGAGGTTGTGGCCTCGCAGGACAACCGGGTGCCAGAGCCGGCCGGCGATTTCGTCACCATGAACGTGCTTCGCCGCGGTCGGCTCTCCACCAATGTCGACACCTATCGGGATTGCGCCTTCACGGCCTCGGTCGACGGCGCGGTGATGACGGTGACCCAAGTCGAGTTCGGCACGCTCCTGGTTGGAGCGACCGTCTTCGGCGCGTCGGTGGCCGATGGCACTCTGATCGGCCCGCAGACGGCCGGTACGCCGGGTGGCATCGGAACCTATGGCGTAGCGCCATCGCAGACCGTGACCGCTCAGACGCTCGCCTGTGGCGCCGAGACCATCATGCAGCCGACCGATGCGGTGATGCAGCTCGACGTGCACAGCGCTTCGGATGGTGTCGCCTCCGACATGGCGCAGACGATCTCGACGTTGATGCGCGATGAGCGGGCAACCCGCTTCTTCACCGACGCCGGTTTGGATGGCGCGCCTCTTTATGCCGAGGATCCTCGGCAGGTGCCGTTCCTCAACGGCGAGCAGCAATACGAAACCCGCTACGTCGTCGACGTGCATATCCAGGCCAACCAGGCGCTCGGCCTGCCGCAACAATTTGCCGACCAGGCCGCGATCGACGTTTTCCCCGTCGAAGCGACCTTCCCGGTCTGACCCCTCAATCGAAACAGAAAGGACCTGGTCCATGACGACCATCCCGGCCTCGCAGCTTGTGAACGTCATCCCGAACGTTCTCAATGCAGGCGGCAACGCGCTCGTGATGAACGGCCTCGTGCTGACCCAGAACACCCGCGTCCCGATCGGCCAGGTGCTGGCCTTCCCGAACGATGGTGTTTCGGTGGCGAACTTCTTCGGCGCATCGGCCGAGGAGACCGAGATCGCCTCGGTCTATTTCAACGGCTTCAACAACTCGACCCAGAAGCCCGCAACCATCCTGTTCACGCAGTATCCGTCGGCTTCGGTCGCGGCCTACCTGCGCGGCGGCCGCGTGGCGCAACTGTCCCTGGCGCAGCTCCAGGCGTTGAGCGGCACGCTCATCGTCGATGTCGATGGCTATGTCCGAACCGCCAATGCGATCGACCTAGCAACCGCGACCAGCTTCTCGGCGGCGGCAGCGCTGATCCAGACGGGCCTCAACGCCGCCTTGCCGCAAGCCGCGTCTGTGACGGGCTCCATCGCCGCGGCAACGGCCTCGGTCACCGCCTCGATCGCCGGCAGCGTCATGTATGTGACCGGCGTCACCTCGGGCTCCCTTGTGGCCGGTGCTGCCCTATCAGGTACCGGCGTCTCGGCCGGGACGGTGATCACCAACCAGTTGTCGGGAACGCCCGGTGGCATCGGCGAATATGTGGTCTCCATCCCGCAAGTAGTAGCCAGCGAGGCGATCTCGGCCGCCTACGGCACTCTCACGGTCAGCGCACTCGCTTCCGGCACCCTGTCGGTCGGCCAGACGCTTGCCGGCGCCGGGGTGACCGCTGGCACGCGCATCACACAGCTTGGCAGCGGCTCGGGCCTCACCGGCACGTACTTCGTCAACCAGTCGCAGACGGTAGCGAGCGAAACGATCACGACATCGGCCACGCCGCTGGCCGTCTCCTACGACTCCGTCTCTGGCGCTTTCGTCATCACCTCTGGCGTGGCGGGCGAGGCGTCGAGCTCTGCCTTCGCGACCGGCACGGTTTCCGACGATCTCTTTCTGACACAGGCCACCGGCGCGACCCTGTCGCAGGGCGCGGATGGCACGACGCCGGCAGCTTTCATGGCCGCCATCACCGAGCTTACCCAGAATTGGGCGACCTTCATGTCGATCTTCGATCCGGACGGGGGCTCGGGCTCTGCGCAGAAGCAGGCTTTCGCCCAATGGGTTAACGACACCAACAAGCGCTACGCCTACATCGCCTGGGATACCGACATCACCCCGACCGAGAGTGGCGAAGCGACGTCGAGCTTCGGCAACATCGTCAGCAGCGCCAATCTCGACGGCACCTGCGCGATCTACCAGCCCGCCGGCGGCTCGACCACGCCGGCACAGATCGCCGCCTTCATCTGCGGCGCTGCGGCCTCGATCGACTTCGAGCAGACCAATGGCCGCATCACCTTCGCATTCCGGGGGCAGGATGGCCTGGTGGCGGGCGTGACTTCCGCGACGGTGGCGAACAATCTCTTCGCCAACGGCTATAACTTCTACGGCGCCTACGCGACGGCGGCCCAGCAGTTCCTGGAGTTCCAGAACGGCTCGGTGTCGGGTGAGTTCGAATGGCTGGACAGCTACATCAATCAGGTTTGGCTGAACAACCAGCTCCAGCTCGCACTGATGGAACTGCTCCAAAACATCAACTCGGTGCCCTACAATGCGGCGGGCTACGAGCTGATCAAGGCGGCATGCCTCGACCCGATCAACCAGGCGGTGAACTTCGGCGCGATCCGCGCCGGCGTGACGCTGTCGGCGCTCCAGATCGCGCAGATCAATTCGGCGGCCGGCCTCAAGGCGAGTGACACCCTCCAGCTGCAAGGCTGGTACCTCCAGGTCAAGGATGCCACGCCGCAGGTGCGGCAGGCCCGCCGGAGCCCGCCCGCCCGCCCATCAACTTCTGGTACATGGACGGCGAGTCCGTGCAGCAGATCGAGCTGACCTCGACCCTCGTCCAGTAAGCGGCAACCCCATTCCTTCAAGGAGCTAGATCATGTCGTCTCTGACGGCCGCGAACGCGGTCATTACGCTTGCGGTGGCGAACCTCTTCCCGACACCGGTCCAACTGCAGGGCTTCGCGGCCGACAACATCTACGACATGGACAACGTCGACCTGGTCGAGACGGCCATGGGCGTCGATGGCATCCTGTCGGGCGGCTTCGTCTTCAACCCGGTCAACCAGACCTTCGTGTTGCAGGCCGATTCCCCGTCGATCGCATTTTTTGAAACCTGGGCGGCGACCCAGAAGCAGGCCAAGGACGTCTACACCGCCAACGGCAGCACCACGCTCCCGTCCGTGGGCCGGTCCTATGTGTCGACCAAGGGCTTCCTGATCAGCCTGCCGCCTATGCCGGCGGCGGCCAAGATCCTGCAGCCTCGCCGTTTCGCAATCCGCTGGGAGAGCGTTCAAAGCGTACCGAACTGAGGGTAAGGCATGCGTAAAGAGATCGACGTCACCATCACCGACGAAGGCCGTGACGAGGGCAAGACCTTCCACATTCGCGAGATGCCGGCGACGCGCGCGGAGAAATGGGCGATGCGCGCGCTCCTGGCCGTGGCGCGCTCGGGTGTTGAGCTTCCCGACGACTTCGCCGGCATGGGTATGCAGGGCATCGCCATCGTCGGGATCAAGGCGATCACCAAGATCGCCTTCGAGGATGCCGAGCCGCTGCTCGACGAGATGATGGAATGCGTCACCATCAAGCCCGACGCTCGCAATCCCGCCATCCAGCGCCCGCTGATCGAAGGCGATGTCGAGGAGATCGCGACGCTGATCCAGCTGCGGCAGGAGGTGATCAACCTTCACGTCGGTTTTTTTACCAAAGGCGGCAAGTCGAAATCGATCTCGAACTCGCCGTCGCCGGAGTCAGGCTCGCCGAATACGGAAACGTCTCCCGAGCCATCGGTCAGGTTCTCTCAAAGGGCAAAACGTCCCTGAGAGAACTCGACGAATGGCTGTCGATCGAGGACGTCCACGACCTCCTCGAGGTGGCGATGGTGGACGCCCACAACATGATGTTGCTGAGGAAGCGAGACGAGAATGCCAACGGTCATTGACAGCCTGATCGTTACCCTCGGTCTCGATCCCAAGGACTTCGAAAAGGGTCAGAAGAAACAGGCCGAAGCCTGGCTCAAGACGCGCGACGAGTTCCGCAAGGGCGGCAAGGAAATCGAGGACAGCTCGAAAAAGGCTGCCGAGACGGTCAACCTGATCACCAGGCGCGTGCTCGAACTCTTCGCCGTCATCACCGGCTCGCAGGCGCTGAGCGATTTCGTGCGCAAGATCACCAACGCCGACGCCTCGCTTGGCAGGTTCGCGTCGAGCTTGGGTGAATCGCCGCAGCGGATCGCGGCCTGGGAGAATGCGGCCGAACGTTTCGGCGGCTCGGCCGATGCGACCGCGTCGACCCTGGAGCGCGTCAACAAGCAGCTCTACAACCTCAACAAGAACGGCGAGGCGCTGCCGCGCGAGTTCTCGCAGCTGCAAGCCTGGACAGGCATGAGGATCGATCCCAACCATGGGCTCGATCGATATCTCTCCGATGTCGCCGCCGCATTGCAGCGGTTGCACCAGATCGATGCGGGCGCGGCCCACAACGTCGCGCAGGCGCTCGGCATCGACCCGGCCACCGAACAGCTCATGTACAAGATGGGCGCGGGCATCGACGTCTATCTCGACAAGCTCCAGAAAAGCCTGTCGCCCAGCAATGCGGCGATCGATTCCGCGCAGAAATTGCAGGCGAGCTGGAACGAACTCCTCCAGAACATCATCGCGCTCGCCAACGCCATCTATGACAAGCTTGGCCCGGTCCTGGTCGACGCGGCCAACAAGATGTCGGCATGGATCGACAAGAACCGGGACTGGATCCAGACCGGCATCGTCGATGCGGTGAAGAAATTCATCGACTTCCTCGAAAAGATCGACTGGAACGCCGTCGGCGCCGGCATGCAGACATTTGCCAACGGGGCGAAGGACGTGGTCGACGGGCTGGGCGGCGTCATCAGGGCAACCGAGATCCTGTTCGGCTTGTGGGCCGGCGCCAAGTTCCTCAGCGTGCTCGGCAACATTCGCACGCTGGGCGGGG